TAAACCTCAGCTACTGATTCTAGATAACCTAAGAATGGTTGATTAGATGTCACATGACAATAGTCAGTGAAGTATTTAATTAAACCATCCTTGTTTTGAATTAAAGCATAAGCTTCCATTGGAGCGGATTCCAGTTTTGGGACTCCGTTGGGCCCATTAGTGGGACCTCCAAATGGCGTTATGTTTAGATCAACTAAATCAATTAATTCTGATTCAGTTGAAAGTTCAGTTCGAACGAATCGTTCGAATTCTGAAAATAAATCCTGATCTATTTTAAAAGTTGCTTTGATATTATTAACATCAAGCTCTTTAAATGACTCGGACACCCTGTTTATCTTAAATAGGGTGACAAATAATCGTCTCAATTCAGCTACCTGTTTTTCGGTAATTGATCCATTGGGAGAGAAATCGATCACTAGGTGATAGTATTTTCTCAAGAAACTTAATTGGGTAGGTCAAAAATCTTTTTGCCCTATCGACGTAAATTCTGGAGCTCTTGTTATTTTACCTTCCAATAGGTTGGTGCAATACAGAGTGAAGGACTTAAAACGCTTAGTGCCTTCTTTTATTCCGTGGTTAGCAATTAGCTTATCATGAAATAAGACCATTTTCTGAAATAACTCTGTTATTTCAGATTTAGTTATTAAACTTTGTTCTCCTGAATTGATTAATTCAGGAAAAACCTCGTTATAAATGGAGAAATTTACCCTATCAAGGGTTCCATTTATATGTTTAATATGAGACACTTTACCTGCAACTTTTTTGCCGGTAGGCGATTTGTTAGTATTTTGGTTAGGATTACCTTTGGCTTTCTTAACGACCTTACTATTTTTATTCTTTTTATTGTTGCTATTTTTCTTGTTAGAAAAATAACGAACAATAACCTTTTCATTTAAATACAGGTTTTGCATAGTAGAAAAACTATGAAATTTTCCTGCAAAATAGACCGGAACTTCGCCGGTTCGCGCCCATAATTTTTTGGGACGGCCCGAGAAAACAACACGTGTTTCCTGGACTCTGCATGTTAAGTTATTTAATAGTTTAACAACGCTATCGAGTATTGTGGAGTATATAGGACTAACCATGTCCTCAATACGGTTAGATCAGCTTTTAGTCCTGATTTGACTATCAATTTTATATTTGTTCATAATTTAAATATTATTTTGATACCACATCCAATAGTCTAGAATTTAAGGCAATTATAGCTTTATTGAATGATTCGT